TTCACAAATTGCAGATTCATACAGTATCATATCTCCTGGTTGAGCATACACTTTATACCACTCTCCATCGTGCCCTTGAATATCTAAAGGCCAATCATCTGCTTCAGGTTTATTAGAACATCCACATGCTAAATCTTTATCCACAATAATTATAGAGCTTATATGATGTGTTTCTACCCTATCAACATGAGGAGTTAATGTCGAACCTTTTTTGTAAGAACGTATTCCATACACAAATGAAGGCTCTATTAATGGTTCTTTCATAGCATTATGCATTTCATTAGCAATCCAATCTCTATGTACAGGTAGGAGCTGCTCGTGTATTAGAGTCCTAATGGAAGGTACGTGGTCAAATGAAAGAAGTTCGCTTTCTCCACCTTGTATGATGTTTTCTTTCCCAGGAAAGTTTTCAGGAGTTACCTTGTCTTTTAGTATTTCATAAGCGTCTTTAATTATATTCCAAGTTTGCTCAGGACACTTAATTACTTCAAAACCATTCTTTGTAAATTTAGGTATTTGATCTTTATGTGTATATGTTTTATTTACAGGTGTTTCAATTTTTTTTGGTTGTAATGAATCTTGATAAAGTTTTTCATCACCTGCTCCATCCCAATCATTTTCTCTCCACCATGCAGTAATAATATATTTTTTACCCTCTTCTATTGCTACACCTTCGTGCATATATTCTTCTAAAACTTTTCCATCTTTCATATTTTCCCACATAACTGCCTTGCCTGTCTCTGGATTAACTACCATATTTTGATTTGGAAAGTTTGTTCCCCCTCCTTTGAAACCATCGTTTAAATAAATCATAAATGTGTGTGTTCTATTCCCTGAAGCTAAACAATGTTTTTGATATGCGTCACCTGCAAAAAAATCATTATGAGGTTTAAAATACTGACCTACTTCGTAAAGCTGGCCTTGCATAGCTTCACCTTTTTTAATGTCTAAATTTAATATACCTGCAATACGCTTATGAATATTATTCACAGTTTCATTGGAGGTGCTTAAATTACAAGTACTTGAAGTTCTATAGTCAGATATAGCTGTTCTATCTGTACCGCCTTCTACTACTGAAGATCGAGTATGATTAGCGTCAATCATTTGAATTAATTCTTGACACTCTTTGGGAGTCAAAAAGTTTTTATACTGCTGCATTTGATTTAATTTAATTCTAATAAAGTTATTAATTATAATTGAATATAAAAAACACTAAGGACAATTCGTTGTGGTACAGTTACTTGTAAATGCAGAACCATTCCAGTATCTATAATTACTTCCGTCGTTATAATAACCTGGTAACGCTGCTCTGTTACAATCACTTTGTCTATCTAAAGCAGTAGCCGTACAGAAATCGGTTGTGTTCATGTAGAATGTAGCATAATTAGCGCATAAGAAGTTTGTATCAGAAATAAATTCTAAACTTACACTATTACATGTTACTGCAGGCGCTGGTGTTGGAACTGGTGCTGGCGATGGAGAAGGAGCTCCTTGACAAGCTGTACAGTTTGCATAAATAGTGTATGTTGTATAGTCGTTGGTATTTTCTATTCCTGCATCGTCTTGATATTCATAACACGTTCCACTCACATCTAACACGTTAGCCACGCTGCCTAGGTTTGTTCCAAATGGAGCTCTTATATTAATTAAAACATCACCGCTACACTCTAAGTATCTAGCATACAAGTATGTTGGCGCACTTGGTGTAGGCGCAGGCGTAGGTATAGGCGCAGGCGTAGGTATAGGCGATGGTGTTGGAGTTGGCGCAGCAGGCGCTGGTGTAGGCGCTGTACAAGCTGCATCAGAACAACCACTTGGATATTGACTCAATACTGTTGCACTAAAGTCAGCGCTTGAACTTGGATTAGTATCATTAACATACCAACAATAAGTTCCATCCATATAGCCAGGTGCGTTTAATTTTAAAGCAAAGTTTAAAGGGTATCCTGTTTGTGTTAATTCAACATAGTATGTAGATCCACCTCCATCACATCTCCTCATCTCATATACCTGTGTTGCTTGAGGTGTCGGCACTGGCGCTGGAGTTGGTGCAGGAGGACAACCTGTTTCACTTGATATTAATTGAATATTTTGACAAGGCGATCCTTGGTCTGTAGGTACTCCTGGTGTTGAATTATAATAATAATATATATTATTACCTGCCCCACCAATATATCTTTGGTTAGCTCCAGGAGCACTTGAGAATGACTCGTAACATCCTGGACTTCCATCACAAGAAATTAGGAAATAAAATAACGGTGCGCTAGGAGTAGGTGTAACTGGCACTGGACTAGGACTAGGACCAGGTGTTGGAATAGGCCCAGGCGTTGGACTAGGACTAGGACCAGGTGTTGGACTAGGACCAGGTGTTGGAATAGGTACAGGCACAGGACTAGGTGTTGGACTAGGACTAGGACTAGGACCAGGTGTTGGGCTAGGACTAGGACCAGGTGTTGGGCTAGGTACAGGACTAGGACTAGGACCAGGTGTTGGGCTTGGCCCTGGTGTTGGGCTTGGAGTTGGACTAGGAGTCGGAATAGGACTAGGACTAGGACCAGGTGTTGGTGTTACAATATCTCTGTAATCCCAAATTAAATATAAATTATTTTCTCCTGTTGACGGCATAGTAAAGTCTGCTGAATAAATAGTTGGAGCACCTGTTGTGTCAATAGGTGTAGCTGTCGTTGCTGCAGCCAATAAACTAGTAATGTCAGTTACACTGTTGGCGTAAGTTGTATTACTTCTCAAATATCTAAAGTTGTTTAATGAAGCGTCAAATACAAAGTCATCAAAGTTAATTTTGTTAGAATACATTGTTACAGTAGATCCGTCTGGTGGTATTGCTAAACCTTGACCTCCTGATATTAACGTGTATTGAGAAACAATGAACGTGGTTGTTCCTGTCCCGAATAATACTAAGTCGGATTGAACCGTAGATGTCGTACTTCCGTCTGTCCAGTTAAATTCATTGTGTATATATTTACCTGCATCAGTAGGTTCAGTAACACAAACACTGTATAAATTAATAGTTGTAGCAACAGGACAACTCATTGTAATTTGAATGGTGTCATTTTCTGTTGAGTCCGTGCTAACAATAACTGTTGCTTGCTGAGCAGATGTAGAATTTTTTGGAAAAGTAAACGAACCGTCTTGAAATACTGAACCAGAAGTATAAGTATTTCCGTCGTAAATTACTTGAATAGTATAATTTACCAGAGAACCAGCAGAAGTTTCTGTTATTAATTGGTTGCCCGCTTCATCTGTCATTAATACACTTGTTTCAGAGATTATGTCTTGCTCTCCTTCATTGGGTATAACATAACTTACTGTTACTGTTCCAACTTCTTGTGTTACATCAACACAATATGTAAAGTCTTGTGATGCTTTTACAGTTATGTCTTTGCTTACACCACACGCTAAACATAGAGGAACTTCAGGTTTTAGAATAGTATTAGATGTTAATACATACTCGTTCATATACGGGTCATATCCACCTAATTTTTGCGTAGTAAATGCGCTTGTAAATAAATCTCTAAACCAGCTTCTCATACCACTTTCTGATATAACTACAAGCTGTTCGTTTTGAGCAGAGCTTCCAATTAGTTGGATTACTGCATTTCTTTTAGAGTCTGTAAAATATTTGTTTTCTCCGTATGCTACAAAACTTTCTGGGTTATTACTAATACCATAGTTTTCAATACGAGCTATTTGGTTTCCTAGTATTTCTGGAACTGAAGCTACTAAACCACCGCCTGTAGAATCAGAAATTAAATTTTTAGAAGCTAATACGTATGATATTTTATCTTCTTGTAATGTAAGAATATCTGTTCTTCTTCCAAATAATATTTCAATATCACCATAAGTTTCTTCTAATGGTTTAAAGTTTGCTAATCCTAAATTAAATTCATTAAGTTTATTAACATTTGTTTCGTCATTAAACACACCACTATAAGTTAAATCAGCAAATCTATGCGCTGCTTTGTACTCAACATTAGAGGTGGTGTAAACTCTGTTTCCTAAGTTAAAAGACTTCCCGGTTATAGAGTCTCTTATCTTATAACTTTCTACACCATTACCAAATGCATAACAATTAAAAAAACCTGTATTTACAACACCTGGAGTTCCGGCGTTTATGTTTTGATTTGTTACATTACCGCTGTGGTTTCCAACATTATCTATAGAAAAAGATAAATCATTTTCGTACCACACGTCTGGTAAAGAGCCTTGTGGCTCAGTTTCAAACACAATAACAGAATCTCTTCTATATACAGTAAAAGAAACTCTTACTGTTGAATCCGCTGCCGAACTACCTCCACAACATCTTGTACCGCTTACTAATAAATAGTAATTATTATTACCACTGTCTTGATAAAATCTATAATAATTAGTTGTTAATGGGTCAGTGGCAGTGCTTCCCATTAGACCCGCTGCTTGTAATTGTGTTTTGGTTAAATTACCTCCTGAAGATGGAGCTCCTGACTGTGACCCTTCTACTGTGTTAATAAAAACATTTTGTACAGCATCAGATCCTGTTGACGGATCTGTAATAGAATTATTTTCTATAGAGTTGGCAATGTTTGATTGAGTAAACCACTGATACATGTCTGTATAAGTATCACTAGCTATAAAGCTTTGTTCAAAAAAGTTAGTTCTTCTTTCACATTGAGTACCTCTTCCCTCTCTTGTTTGTTCAATCTTCATTACAATTCTTGACCCTGCAGGTACATTATAATTACCACCAGTTAAAAAGAAAGGATAAGATAATACAGGATATCTATCACCTTGGCCTGCAGTTTCAGGGTTGACTTTTATATCTACAATATCATCATCATCTTCAAGAGCTGAAAAGTCAGTAGCATTCATTTTCATATACGTACCCCCGGGAGGAACACTTGAACTAGTAGGGGTTATAAATCCTTTATCTTGTGTTGCTTTCTCTAAAACAGTAGCATATACACATGACTGCATTGGGCCAGCTGAATCTCTTTTAACAATTAATCTATCTCCCTCTTCTACTTTTTTTGTATTTTCTCCTTCTAATAATAAGTAAGCATTATTAGAGTTAGGGTCTTCAAAAAATATACTACTATATATAGTATTATAAGTATCTCTATCTGGTTTTATACAAAACTTATACCTTGTTGCCCAACTTGGCGCTCTTTGACTAATTGGAATATTTACTTTTATTTCATTTTTAGTTGTAGATGCAGAACACGGAATATTAATAGTATTGTTTTGACTTACTAATGCAGTAGATGATCTATTAAAATCATCCATATAGATAATACCTACTTCGTACCCCCTGTTACTATGCAAACTTTCTGTGTTTGCTCTTTCCTGAATAGTAGCTGTTGCTGAAGTTAAATTAAAATATTGAATTATTAAATTACTTCCGCCATCTTCTAAAAATTGAGCAGCTGGAATCTGTAATCTTATTAAGTTATTCCCTACTGGTGCTGAACCAAAAATAGGTTCACCTTTATTAGGGGGAACAGCAGTAAAATTAGAAATACCTGTTTGATATAAATTGTATTGAGGAGCAGTGCTTCCCAAAAATCCATCTATAGCTGCATTAAATTTATCTGTCAGTGTTACACCTGTGCCAGCCTGAGCATTTGCAACGGTTTGAATTGATGCGTCAGTTAATCCAAACTTAGCTTGAAAATCTGTGCTAGAAAATAAATCATTAACAGGTGTAGCAGATTGAGAAAAATCTTGTTGTAAAATGTAGCTAAAAGAAATATTTGTTGAGCCTTGGCTTTCGTCTGGAGTTGATGAACCAAACCAAGAATTAAACGTAAAAGTAAAATCTATATTAATTTCAGCACCCTTTTTTAGTTTGTCAGTGTTGTTTGCAAAACTTAATTCTAAAGTATTATTTGTAATAGTCGTGGTATTACCAAAAGCTTGATATTGAAAACTTGTAAAAGAAGTTGCTAAAGAAGTTTCGCCTATAGAATTATTTTCAAGTTCTGTGTTATAAGTTAATTCTAAAGGTGAATTAAATATATCAGTTAAATCATATCCTTCTACATAGTTTCCGTAAATAAGTCTATTGCCCATTAAAGTTTGAGCTTTTGCTTTTATAGGAACATTATCATATAATCTTAATATTTCTGATTCAGGTAATACTGTAAAGATTTTACTATTTGTAAAAGTAAAAGTGTAATCTGTGTTATTAGCTAGATTATTATTTAACTTATTAATTCTTTCTATAATCTTAATAGTAGGGTCGTTAGCTTCTTTGAATAATAAATCAACTCCAACTACCAATGAGCTCCCAGAGTTATAAGTAATGATAGCTCCATTATAATCATTTTCCATACCTTCATTTAAAAAACTATCAGCAGAAAATTCATACGCCCCTGGTATAAAAGCAGGTTCGCTAAACTGAGAAACAGCTGAGTATTCTCCATTAGAGTATTTATACCTATATGCAAAACAAATAAAATTATCTTCCATAAAAGCATCTTCTACGCCTGTTTTAATTAATTCAACAGGAGGAGATTGAGAAGGAGGTTTTTTAACTACTAGTAATTCCTCTGAAGTTATTTGATCTATGTTTACAGCAGGGTTGGAGTAGTTAGAATTAACATTAACTACTCTTGGAGGGTTTAAATTGTCGGTAAAAAACAATAAATCTCCGATTTTATTTATACCTGTTATTAAATATTTTGGGTCAAAATTTAAAGTAGTATTAACATTTGTTCCGTTATCAATACTAATTACGTGATATAAAAGAGAACCTGTGTTAACATTAAAAGATACAACTAAATCTAGTTTACCCGTAGCGCCTACAGTAAAAGAAGGGTCATGAACAAACCAATATATAGTTTCATTAGCACCATCATCAAATGCTCCTATACATCGAGCTGAAGAACTTAAGGACGTTCCATCCGTATATTGAAGTGTTGTTATTTGAGTGTTACCCTTAGAATTTTCTGCCGCACCAATTTCTGTTTCTTCAGTTGAACCTAATCTTACGTTCAAAGCGTCTACATACTCACCATTAGGAATAAGCCTTTCGTCAAGGCTTTTATTCATTCGGCCTGCGATAAAATTTCTTTGGATTTTTGCCATTTTATTTTAGCCACTTATTTTCACCCCTTAAATTCATAAGCAATCTACTAGGGTGAATGTTACTCAATCTAATTTTTGCATTTCTTAATAATGCTTGTTTATTTCTTTTAGCTCTATTAATAATATATTCTTGTACCCCAAATTTACTATTTAATATCGCATATTGAATATATGCATATATATAATCTTCAAATAATTTATTGACTTGTATAGTAGAGTTATTGCCATCTTCCATACCGTCAGATATATACTGTAAAACACACTGCTGATTCGCCATAGTTGAATCAAAATTTATAACACCTGCTCTTTTATCAATAGTAAACGTAGGATTAATGTTTGCTGTTTCAGTATTTAAACCATATCTAGCTCCTATTCTTGAATTATATATATCTCCTTCACAATCCACACAATTTACATTAACATCATTTTCATTATTTTGATTTAAATAAATACTGTTTAAAGCTCCGCTTTTTCTAGTTGTGTCTAAGTCTGATTCTTCGGTATTAACATTATTCCCTGTATCATAAGTAAAAGATGCAGAACCTGTTTGAATATAAGAAGTAGCAGATTGTACTTGAATATTTTCAGTTAACTGTAATAGGGTATTGTTTTTAAATAAGTAAAGCTTTACCCAATTTACATAATCTGAAGGCAGTACAAACCTAAGATCATCATAAACTGTTAATTCTAACGCTTTTATTTCTTTAAAAGCATCGTAGTTTAATTCTTGTATTGCTCTTTTTGCGTGAAATAATATTTTATATCTATTTTCATTATTAACCAACGAATGATTTCCTTCATACATTAATTCAAAATTTGTCATTATGTCAGCTAAACTTACATATTGATATGACCCCCAATTAGCATCTGTTGGAGATACTCCATCGTTTGTGTAATATTTTTTTTGATTTAAATAACTCATAATTATGTATTAGTTTGATTTTGTTGTTGCTCTTCTATTTGCCCAAACTGAAATACATCAGCCTCTCTTATTGATATTCCAGCGTATTGTAATATTCTAGCTACTAAATTATTTGAGTCATCAATTGGCAGCTCAAAGTCTTGATAATCATTTTGCGTCTGGTCAAACAATGGCTCACCGTTAAACAAAGTAACATAAGTCCATTTAGGATCTAAAGGATATCGTATGTATACTGCCTGTATATCTAAAGCTCCACTAAAACTTGAAGGATACACAGTAATAGAATCTCCTTGTTGAGTATACGCAGGATATGATGTAGAAGGTGCAGTTAATATTGAATTAGTTAATAATTTAATTTTATTATTACTTACCTTTTCTGCTTCTCCCTGATAGACACCACCATTAAAACAATTAATATTATTTAATAAATAATAATCATTACCTGTTGTTGTTGTTGAAGGTAGATAGTAAACATTTCCTGCATTTTGTGTTAAAGTTGCTGTGATTGAAAACGTATCTATCACTTCTTCGTAACCTAGTTTAATATCAGCATAACCTGTTCCTGAAACCCTTGCATTCTCCTCGTTAATCTGCTGATTATAATTAATAAAATATTCATCAAACAAATCTAACTGAGCTTGTTTAGCAAATAAGTTAAAATCACTCGGAGATATATATCCATAGTTATTTTTATTGATAATAGCAAGTACAGTATTTCTTACAGAGTTTATCATTTTAAAATCTTTTTACAAAGATACATAAAATAAAAAAGCACCCTGATTTGGGTGCTTTCTTGTCGATAGTAAAGGAAGGATTATATTATTAGTTCCAAGCTAATCCAGTTACAACGTTAGGCGGCGTTAATGTTGGCGCCGCATTTGTGTAAGACGTGCTCATTAAATCTACTAGAGCAGCTACAAAAAAGTTTTGCATTGCAACTCCTGTTGAATCGGCAGCGTGTGTAAGGGTTACCTTATCAGTAGCTGC